TTGACAGCTGGCGTTCTCCGTTCGGACCGCGCACCCATATTGTAAGCGCTTCGTACAGACTGATCATGTGGAATTACTCTGGCTCCGGACGGCAGATCTACAATTTCACCACCGCTTTCATTAATAACGGCTGGCCCTCCCAACCAGTTATCCGTACCTCGTGCCAAGTAAGGAATATTTGGAGCAAAATGAGAACCACCGATTACGGGTACCCAGTCAGGCACCGTGAAATCAATATTGTTAATACCACCGATAACCGCATTAATAGCTGCTTTGATACCATTTAATATCCCTTTAGCTACTCCTTGAATACCCCCAAAGATACTGCTGAATATATCGACAATGCCCTTCCACGCCAGAGACCAGTCCCCAGTAAACACACCGGTAATAAATTCAATCAGCCCAGAGAAGACGCCAATAGCCGCGGTAACTATAGCGGCAACAATATCAAAAGCAGCTGTAAAGGCACCTGTCAATATACCACTTACAAGAACGATAGCCGCATAAAGTTCACCTCCAAGAATTCCAGCCAGCACATCAGAAATGGTGTTCAGTACACCAAAAATACCGGTTCCATTCCGGAACGCATTAACCAAGGTATCCCAAGCATCCTGTAATTTAGTTAAAACTGGAGAAATTACATTAATGGCAGCTGTAAAGGCACCTTTTATCATATCCCAAATTTTCTGAAAGAACGGTCCGATTTTATCCCAGTTCTTATATATCAGGAAGGCCGCAATTGCTATTCCAGCAACTACAAGTCCCATGGGTCCCATAAGAGCCGCACCCGCCATACGCAGCATTCCGAATGCTTTTACACTGCCTTGAACAGCGAATTGCAAAGCTTTGTTACTAACAGCATGCCCAGACAGTACACGGCCGATCTGTCCGTATGTAGTCATAAGTGTCCCAGAGATAGAAAGGACTTTCCCAACTGCAAAGGTTAATCCGGTAAATGCAATAATTCCTTCACCTATATGGATGATCATTTGCTTTGCTTCTGGCGAAAGATTTGTAAAAGCTGCGGCAATTCCTTGTATAGCATCAGCTACGCTTCTGATTGAAGGCGCTAAGGCGGAGCCAAAAGAAATGCCTAATCCTTCGACCGCACTCTTCATGGCATCCATAGAACCTTTTAAAGTATCCTGCATTTTTATGTAAGCCGCATGCGATTGACCGGTACTATTGGTAATCGTATCAGTCATCTCTTTGTACGCTTCAGGACTTGTCTTAACAAGAGCAAGAAGCCCGCTAAATGCATTCTTTCCAGCTATTGCCTTAGCGGCAGCAACCTGCTCCGTATCAGACAACCCACTCATTTTATTGCGCAAAAGTTCGACAGCTCCAGCTAGTCCAATAAAACTGCCATCACCTTTTTTTAGGTCAGCAGCACTAATTCCAAGGCTGTCAAGAGTCTTTGCCGCATCACCTGTCGGAGCGGCTAGGCTGGCCATCGTTGCCCGTAATGACGTGCCAATGGAAGACGCTTCAATACCATTGTTTGCCATAATGCCCATTGCAGTACCCAATTCTTCAATGGATATCCCTAAAGCTGCAGCCGGAGCACCCGCATATTGCATAGCCAATCCAAAATCCGCAATACCCATCTTAGATGCATTGGCCGCTGCTTGAATAACGTCGGCAACATGTACTGTATTTGCTGCAATATCACCAGTCTTGAGATTCCATATAGACAATGCAGAGGTTACAACATCCGATGTAACTGCCATGTCTTCCCCTGAAGCGATGGCTGCTTCAATAATCCCTGGCATGGAACCGATGGCTTGATTTGCATTAAATCCACCTGCAGCAAGTCTGTCCATTCCAGCTGCAACATCTCTTGCTGTTGTTGGAAATTTCGCTCCCATAGCAGCAGCGGCATCTTTCATCCGCTTCATTTCCTCAGCTGTAGCCCCAGCTTTTACAGCAGCTCCGGTAATAGTCTGGTCGAAATCCATAAAAGTTTTGACACCAACTGCACCAACACCGGCAATCCCAACTGCCAACGGAGCCATAGCACTGGCAAGAGAATTTACATGTCGCCCAGCATTGGACAGATTTCTCCCTATCTGCTGATTCATTTTAGCGGTTTGTTCCATCTGAGTGCGAATATTTCCCAGCGTTCCGGTTACGTGATCAGTTAATCGCATTACCAAGTCAATGATTTCTGCCATCGGTTATCCTCCTTTCGTCTTATTTTTAATATCATCTTGCAGCTTCTTTTCTTCCTCAATTTCTTTTAGCATGAAAGCCCGAAGGACGGTACGCTCTCCGATCCCCATTGCATAATACTCTGATGGTTTTAAATTATGCCTGGCATAATGCCAGTACATTGCTTGGGCATCACCATCAGAATCGATTAGTTTTTTACTTCTTCCACCTTATCCGTCAAATCATTTCCCAACCCACAAAGTCCACAAATCGCCTGCGCAATATCTTGAACTTCTCCGGCATTGAAAAGAACTTCAAACAAGTCCTTTCGAGTAGCTGCTCTGAACTTCTTCAAGACTTCTTTATCATTGAATTCCTGATTGGTAATGCCGTCGATCAGAAAACCCATATAAAGTTTATAAGTATCAGCAGAAGGTTTTCCACCTTTACTGATAAATGTAGCATCGTCCTGAATTTCTCTAACACGATGGTTCGGAATCTGCTGCAAGTGCAAAATGAACGGTTCGCCGACAATTTTTGTCAGTCGTTTTACTTCAAAATCTTTAACATCTTTTTTAGTAATTTTCCCGGCGTCTGCCGCCAGTAACGCTTCTGCCAAATTCATAAATTCTCCTCCTATTCATCTGCTTCATCAAGAATGTCATAATCAGTGAACGTAAAATCATAACTATCCTCTGTCAATTTTTTTGCTTCCCAATCCATTAAAGTAAGTTTGTCAAATGTCGCATCACGAATTACAACTCTTTCATCACCGATTGCATCCGGATCTGATAGTTTAGCCACAATGGTGCACACTGTTTGATGACCGTTTTTGATATTGTCAGACAGCTTCTGAATCATGTAAGAAGACACATGGTTCATCTTGATAGTTCCTTTACCCTCCCATCCGGTAGTTTTATACTGTTTCCCACGTTTTTTGACCTGATTTACTTCTTCTTTAATTAGATTCACTTCCGCCTTGAAAGAAGTGACCTGTGCCATATAGTTTCCATCAATCCATACTTCACCTTCAGTGCCGGACATAACTTGCTGTGCATTCATAGAATCCATTTATTATGCCACCTCCTTAAATATTAATAGGAAGAACAATATCTTCCATTGCATCAAGAATCTTAATCTTTGCAGTCAAGTATACCAGTTTCTTAGTATCTAGCTTCTTCAATTCAAGGTCGCTCATATCAGCCAATTCATCCTGCGTATACAACCCATGTTGAAGCTGGTAATTCTTAACCGCGGATACATCAATGTCTACGGCAGAGTATCCCTTTTGTAATAAACGTCCATCTTCCAGTTCCTTAAAATATCCCATGATTGCTGAAATAAGCAACTGTTTATTGTCATAATCGTTGGCATATTTGCCAATGTAGCTATCCTGAGCCGTTTTTTTGATATCATCATAGATCGCATCCATAACATCCACGCTCTTGATAGTCTGATATGCTTCCAGCTTACCTTGGGTAGTTGTCACGAGAGAATTCATCGCGCGGGACATTTTGAATTTCTCGCCATCGTACCAAATGAAGAATTCCCCTTTATTTACTTTCTCGTCATTTTCATCTGTTGTATGTCTATCACAGTCAATAACTTCGGATAGCGGGGCATACGTAGCAGAAATCGTTAGCGGAGTACCTGCAATCAGTCCGGCGATACGCGGTGTATATTGTGCACCGGTATAGGTTTTAGATGATGTCTTGATAGTAGTGTTACTAAAATTTATAATGCCCTCATAATCTCCAGAATACCCAGGCAGAACCACTTTAGACCTTTTATACTTATTCTCACGATTAGTCTTGAGCCATGTTGCCACAGATTCCAATTGCTGTGTTTTAATAGTCGGAATAGCCAGATAGTCCCACCTGTCGGTTGCTAGTAATTTCAGGGTATCTGCAAACTTATCTGCCTCACCATTTTTGCCTTTATCCATCGCTGCCATAAGATATACTTTTACACGGTACGGTGATTTAACATATCCCATCAAGCACTTTGTAATATAGTCCTGATTGTCGGCCGTCATTTCAGACGGAATATCATCTGTGGTATAAACCGTAAATGGATTCTTGATTGCAGAAACTGAATTGCCTTTTCCGTCCTTATGGTCAGTCATCAGTTTAGTAATTGTTTCCTGCGGTTCTTCCAAAATCAGAGCAACAATACCACGCTGACTTCTTTTAATAGCCTCGATACCCGCCTCAATAAAAGATATTGTGACAGAAGGCATTCCTAATTTTGCCATGTATTTTTCCTCCTTTAAATACTGTCTTTATTCACTTTACCGGTAAATGTTTCCTGATCCGGCTGCCTACTGTTATGATTGATATTGACATCAACCTCTCCCATGAGTTCAGCTACAGCCTCAGGATCTTTATATACCCGCTCTTTGTAATGAATGATAATCGTGATGGACAGAATATCCTCCTCTTCTCCTACCCGGTCGTCTTCAACCGATTCAATTTTAAGATACCGGTCATCTACTTGGACGCCTACAGAGAATATTTGCTGTATCCTATCAATGATATCCATGTAAACAATTTCGTTCTTATTAGAATCTTTTGCATAATAGGTAAGCAGAATGGTGAGTTCCTTATCCATCCAGTTTACTGTTTGTGGTGTCATTACTGATGATGCCGAAATAAAAAAGCAAGGCTTCTGAAAGTTCTCGCGAACTTCATCAGAATAAACCTTACAGTCAAACTCCTTGATCAGAAGAGCAATAATATTTTTGATGGCCTGTGCCTGACGTACTATTTCAGCCAATATGACCACGCACCTTTTCAAAGAAAGTTGTTTCCATGGTCCGTTTTACACCAGCCCAATTTTTCTGTACGGATTTCTCAAAGAATCCCTTGTGCTTATTTAACGCATTCTGCCATTCTGGTTTAGGGTTTCCATGTGAATCTTTCGGATTTTTTACGCCGCGTTCTACCAGATGATAATGTGGCGCAATATTTCTGATTTCAGCTTTTGGTTCTTTCCCCCAAGCGTTAATCATCCGCATTTTCCAACTTTTATTTAGCTTTCGCTTGTGATTGCTTTTACCGATAGGTGTATCTCTTTTGATGGCTTTTACCATCTTCTTGGCTCCTTCCTCCAAAGAATCTGAGGCATCTGCCGGATATTGTCTTTCAAAGTCATTCAGCTTTTTGCAGAAGTCATCAATCGTCATGGATATCCCCCACTTTCTTCAAATTGCACATGAGTTCCAGCTTTACATGGGCTTCATATGGGTCTACTACAGAAGTTATCTTATACGTAGTATTACCGTATTGTATCAACATATCTGTATCAATACCCTTGCGGTAACGGATAGTTATCTTTGTGATGAATTCTGTTTTGTCCCGATACTGTTCGTAATACGTTTTGCCACGCGCTGGTTCTATCCGTGCCCATACGGAATTACCTATGGCATCTGTATATCCTTGATGCGTCAGCCCATATTCATCGATAGTTTCTGTATGCTTCAGTATATGAATACGTTTATCAAGTGAGCCGATTTCAACGTTAATCATTAGACTATTCCTCTGGATAAGCTGCACATTGGGCAATATGGATTAATAGCGCAGTAACGGTGTGAGGTATATCATTGATTGCTCCCGGCTTTGAACTATACGCAGCTCTGTTTTCATACCAATGAGCAACCAGCATCTTGACACAAAGGTCATATAGCTGGCTGCTGTTAGCATTGGTATTTATTTTCCCTGTAGTCCGCTTAATATAATCACCGGCCGCATTGATTAAACTTGTCACTAAGTTATCATCATCGGTAATATCGCTATCTATTTTTAAGTAATTTTTAGCCTGTTCAAGCGTGACCATAAATAATCCCCTTACTTGTTCCCTGTCAGCAGCACCAGAGAGTTGAAGTCAACCGGACGTCCATCAGCAATCATAATAGATTTGCGGACAATATCATCCGTTTCATTGTCTTCGTAAACTTTCATGGCAATACTGTAATTGGTATTCAGTACATAGTCCTTCATGCGATAGATGAAGGCAAAAACATTGCCCTTAGTTAATGTAGCCGCGAAACTCGGCAGGTACTCACAAAGAACAACATTTCGCCCTAATAAGGTGCGTGCCGGTACGCCATTGATTCCAGCGTTAACGCGGGCAATAGGTTGCCCTTCAGAATCCGTCATACCAATAAACTGCATGAATGTCTGCTTAGTCATCACCCATACAGCCCCTGCTTCATAAGCTTGAGGCACAGCTGCTTCAGCATTGACCAGAGTATCATAGCCAAGCTTGGCTACATTGATCGCGGTACCCTTAGTAAGATCTTTAATAATACCAGTAGGCTGTCCGCTTCCCGTACCTTTGATAATAGCTTCTTCAAGAGCAACTGCCATCGCTTCTGCAACGTTAGATACGATGGTATCCTCAAAGGCAGACAAACTCATGTATTCCGTTTCCAGAGTAACAGCTACAGCACAGCGCAGTTTGAAGTGAGAAAAGGTAATCGTCCCCAGCGTCTTCTTCTGTTTTGTAGAAGTTGCGCCTTCTGACACCCATGTTGCCACCGGCTTTACATCAGAAGTCGGGATTGCCAGCCCGGATGCATACGCCGTCCTAGTAACAAGAGGCAAAATATTCCCATAGGTACGTATCTTTTCAACCACACGGTTAAGAGTAACTGGAGGGATCAGCGCACCTGCATCCGTAGTGTTGGTAGCATCACGGAATTCGGTCGGAATGGCAGTACCACGAGTAACATAGTCCATGAATGCTTTACGATATTCCTCAGAATCGAGGTCATGAACTACAGCAACCTCTTCTGGTTTCTGGCGTTTATGCACACTCGATGATTCCTTACCAACATTAATATCATGAGCAATCTTTTCGCGTTCTTCAATTTCTTTCTGTTCAGCGTCCAGACTGCGCAATTCTTCCTGGAGTGCTTTCAGATCAACTTTGCCTTCCCCCTGTAAGGCCTTTCTAATTTCTTCTTTACGATTCCTGATTTCAATAAGTCTCTTGTTCATACTTTATCTCCTTTTTATAAATACGTTTCGGCAATCAACTTTTCACGGAGTTCATGCTCCTGTTCGCGATGCTTCAATTCTTCAATAATGCCGTCATGGTCACGGGCGGCGATGCTAGTGCCATCATAGGCCGGAAAATCCACCGGGCTGGCATCCACAATCATGTCAATGTGCTTGATAGTCCTGGTCTGTTCTTTTGTTGCGGAATCATTTTCCCAGTCATCCTTATCTACCGTGAAGGCAAAGGACATTTTATTGATATCCCCGCGCTTAATCAGCTGGTAGATATCCTTGCCGGCAGTTGTCGGCGCAATGTCGGCTTCTACTTTGATTCCGCGTTCATCCGCTGCAATTTTCATAGAGCCATTGGATGTGCGTGCCAGGATAAGTGCCGCATCAGAATGGTTATATCTAAGAATTACGTCACTCATGTCCGTATTGGCATCGACAGCATTCCTGTCAATCACTTCGTAATACTTTGTCCCACTGTATGGCGACTCCCACAGCAGCGTTTTTTCATTGAATACGGCTGCATACCCTTCAACATGGAGGCCTTCCCCTCCGCCTTCCTGGTCGGCAGCTCTCAATGCCAGCCGTCTGCACTCAATCTTCTTCTCCATCCCCATCACCTCCTTCCGATGTGCCATTTTCGTTGTCATCTTTACCCGTCTGGTAAAGAGACTGGTCCTTTGTTTTCACGTAGTTCAGCGATACCACAATTTCCTCGCCTTCCTTGCCTGGCAGGCCAGCATATCCAAATAACTCACGGATTTCATTACGCTTAATAGCTCCAGCAGGAATCATGGCTGCAGCAATCTTTACTTTGGATGCTGTGCTCATATATGCTAACCGATTAGCCTCAAAGACCACTTCATTACCAAATCCCCTTTCCTTTTGTGTGAAGAGCTTTTCTGTAAACTCTTGGGACAGCTTGATAGCAATCGGAGCAATCACGCTCTCATAAAATGCCTGGTATTCTTCTTCGGTAAATTTCCCGGAAATGATATTTTCATTCACTCCAAAATACTTGTATAAATTATCACGGGCAAAATTCATCTGCCCTTTATCAAAAGTCTGTGTATCCGTTGTTAGCTGTTGAAATTTACCGCGATTATCAAGGGAGCCGATACCGCTCCCATTTGATGGACCAGCAAATGAATCAACGAAATTATGCCACAGGGAATCCTGGTCTTCTGGCCGAACCGTGCCCGCCCACTGGATGATGCCGCGCAGTTTGCTAAAATTCTTAACCACATTGATGATAGCCACTTTGACTGATTTTAAAAGGTTTATGTCTTCCGCCAAAATCTGCCCTTCCGGATCTCCAAATACTTCATCTCGGTTGTAATTCCTCCGGATATGAATCAATTGATCATAAGGCACAACAACCTGTTCCCCACTGCCAAAGGTAAATTTACAGTACAGATTCCCTTTATGGTCCTCATATAATTCAAGATTACCGAAATTAAGTGGCCACAAGGCACTAACATTCCCGTTCATATTCCGCTGGATATATACGAATAGGTTATTGTAGCAATAATATTGCGCTATAATTCTTTCGATAAACTCCGAGGCTGTCATAAGCCAATTTGGACGGACAGACAGCAAATACTGTAATTTATCATCCGCATTCTTAATAATATTTCCTTCTTTTCGGACAATATGTTTGGGATGAAGTTTCCCCGCATGCCGAGCAATTGTATCAACACAATTCCGCCCAGTTGCGGTATCGTAAACATTTCCATCGAACGGAACATAATTATTAGAGTACCCATCCAGCAGTTTTGCTCTGGTTAATCCATCACGATGGAATAACCGTCCAAAAATATTTTGTACCATGCTTCTTAGTTCCAAGTCTTCACCTCCTTTTAGATAATATTCATGTAATCTTCTTTATTTTGTTCATAAACCGTATATGCGTCCAAAAGAGAAGCAAATCCATCGATACGTTTTCGAGGATTTGATGTCTTACATGGCTGAATGTTGTCATTGCGATCCACATCTACAGCTACGTTAGACATACACCATTTCAGAATAGGATTATTATTATAGATAATACGTTTGGCGGACATATCCGCCGCTAAATTCTTCATTGGTCCAGATAAGGTTTGTTTACCTTGTGCAACCGGTACCATTACATCTTCTCCGAATCGTTCTTTCATACTTTGCACAAGATAAGCAGCACTCCATCGGTCAAATCCGCATTTATACAGATAGATGTCATCATACTCCATCTCATCAACAAACCACTGAATGATTAGTCGGTAATCATTCCGGAATCCAGGCGAAGTCTGAAGCCAGCCTTTCTTTTTCCAAATATCGTATGGCACCCGGTCTTCATGTACCCTTTTTTCAAGCAAATCTTCTGGAATCCAATACATCTGCTTTACATAGATATTCGGATCATCATGGATACAAAAAAGCATGGTGGCACATGTCAAGTCTGTTGTTTCAGACAAATCAAAACCACCTATGCCATACCTGGGCTTGAGTTCCTGAATATCGTAGGTGGTTTCATTATTGATCTGTTCAAATGTAAAAAAGGCATCTCCGGAGGTTTCGCGAATATTAAAGTCTTTACACAACAAGTTTTTTACTCGTAGAGTATCATGTTGCGCCTGATAAACTTTCTGCGCCAGTGTCTGAGTATTTTTGATGCGCCCCAGTCCCGGATTTGCTTTTGGCCAGCATTTTGAATCAGTCCATTCGTCCCTTTTATCCAGTTCATAGACGATAGGAAGAATCGTTTCATCTCTATACCCATTTGAATCATCATATCCTTTTATAATCCTTTCACATTCATCATATTTCAAATCAAAAATATTGTCTCGGACCGTTCCTGCTGTCGTTGTTATAATACAGAGAGGTTGTTCACGAGCCGTCATGCCATCAATGAGTACATCATAAAGATTCTTATCTTTTAGTGCGTGCAGTTCATCAATTAAAGCCCCATGAACATTCAGACCGTCCAATTTGTCGCTATCACTACCTAATGGCTCAAAAGAGCCTTCATTGAATCGTGACCGGATAACTGAAACACGCAGATCTAAATTCTTATTCAGTGCGATTGATTTCTTAATCATGGAACAGGCTTCTCTCCAAATGATTTTTGCCTGGTCCTTTTTTGTGGCAGCGGAATAGATCTCTGGTCCAGCTTCCCCGTCTGCCACCAAGAGATAAAGACCAAGACAAGAAGCAAATGTAGACTTACCATTTTTACGAGCAACAATAAGAATCAGCTGCCGGTATTCCCGGATCCCCGTATCTTTGTCTACAAATCCAAAAAGAGCTGCGGTAATAGCCTTTTGCCACAATTCCAAGATGACTGGTTTGCCGCCCCATTTCCCTTTCGAATGCTTACAGAAGGTCTGAATAAAGTCAATTGCATACTGGGCTTTAGAGTCATCGTAGATATATTGCGCATTTTTATCATTTATTTTTTCCGTCAGATGCTTAAATACCCGCCGTACCTTATCGGATACCACAATCTTACCGGATTTTATGCCGCTATAATATTTTTCAATGTAATTCAAGGCCTGTTTTTGATGAATTCCGTCAGCGTGTCCTCTGCATCAGGGGCAGCTGTAGCCGGAAGACATTGCACCAGGGTACGAATGGCGCTCACATAATTCTTGAACGTGGTGGAGTAGGCCTTTGAAACCGTTGATTCCTTGGTTCCAAACTGATTTTCCCCGTTCTTATATTCCTCTACAAATCCCACAACTTCCAGTTGTTCCATAAGCTTTTGCAGCTGGTATTCCAGACGTGCAACCTGCCCAATCAGTGGGGTCACAACCGTTTGCTTCTCTTCATCGGCGGCTTTTAGTGCTTCCTGCAATGCTTTCACTCTTCTTTTTATGGCTGTTTCCGGTTTAATCTGTCTCACTCCATCACCTCCTTATTTTTTTACTCTGATTTTCGTATTTTTCCCTTAATCTTGATACTACACCCCCTTGGCGGATGCCGCTTGTATTACAGAAAGGCCCGCCCCCGGCGTAGATTTTTTATCTTTTCAAAATATAAACTGGGGGGCTTGTTGTCTATCGTTCATGGTCGATGATACCAATCGGATTGCCATCATCATCAAATAGGCACTCCCGGTCCAGCCCTGATGCATGTACTGCATTGTGGCAGTAGATGCATAGCAGCTCAAGGTTATTCCAACCATATACCACGCTGTCGTCATCCACGTTCTCTAGAGTAAGATACTGCTTATGATGCACAATGAATCGAGCTGGTTTTCCACTCCCAACGAATGAACGATTTTGGCATCGCTCACATACATAGTGCTGACTCTCCGCATAAGCGTGTGCTAACTTACGCCATCGCTGGCTGTTGTATATATCCTTACTAAATTCTCGTGCCACAATAGTATCCTTTCTAATTTCAAAACCAAAATTAATTTCAGTTTCAAAATCTGTTTTCATTTCCAGATTTTAGGATGAAAAACAAAAACCACGCTGTTACACGTGGCCGTCTGTTTGCTGTTCAGTTTTCGATGGTATTAGTATAGCACACCCTTCCTGCTTTTTTCGTACACAAATCGTACATGAATCAGTCACGTTTCTGCTCAAAAGTGCTACGAAACTGTCACGGATAAAAAGTTATCCACAATCTGCTATGACTTTTTAAAGAATATCAGTGACGTTTGAAAGGGAATAGCATCCGGCCCGAACATCATACGTGCTAAAGTCTGTAAGGCCTCTCTTGCCCGCTTACGGCAAAAGCCGACACTGCAACAAGTATGGCGAGCCGTGTTCTCCCATGATACCCCATCCATATATCTATCCCGCAATATAAGAGCATCTGTCTCATTGATAGATGCCAAGGATTCCATAGAGCGATCCAGTCTTTTAATCAGTGGTTCAATCTGCTGCAGCTCCGCTTGATACTTTGTTATTTTTTCCTGTAAACTCTCCCGTTGCATATAGATTCGTTCTTCCTGACTGATCTTTTCACCGCCATTGCAACCGCCGGTTGGAGAAAGTGTTGACGCAGTCGGTGCAGCATCCTGCTTCAGCATGGCTTCGCAGTCTTCTATATCCGCTTTCACATTCGCTACATACTGCGAGAACTCCCGATACCTCAACAGATACTCTTTCACCGCATCAATATAGTCATTATGATACACTCTTTCTCCTCCTATCTATAAACGGTGGAAAGCAAGGCTTGAGCTTTTTACTCTCCGCCTTGCCCATATCAAGCTTTTACTTCTCTTACACTTATCTTTAAAAATCCGGCACTCTGTGAATACCACTTCCGGCAGTTGACCTCAATCACTTGCCTATCGTCTTCATAAGCTACCCCATTAAGTGCGTCTAGTACAGCCTTCAGCGTATTGTCTATATCCGGTTTCTTCGCCGGCCGATTGATGTTATGCTGGCAGGCCAGCCGCTTACCTTTCGTATATGACTTCGGAATTTTGAAATAGGCATCAACAGTAACGCTAACATAGCAATCAGCCGGAATGATTTTCCCACCGACAGAAAAAAAGGCCTTACGGATCTGCTTCTCATACTTTGCTGTTTTTGCCGGAGTATATATCGTCCCTGTTTTGCGGCTGAACCTTGGCCTGGCTTTTCCTTGCGGTTCTCCTTCAACTATGAATTCCATCACTTCACCTCAATTCTTCCAGCTATCTTTCCCGATTAACCAGGAACAGACACAAGAGCACAGAGGCAATCATCCCACCGCTCATAGCGCCCAAGAAAAATATTAATGCCTCATTCATTTTCATCACCCGAATCAACTAATACAGCTTCTCCATCTTCAAGCATATAAAACATATCAGCTTTAATAATTTCTCCATCAACTTTAAAACATTTCACATCCTTCCTGTACATTCCATCATCGTTTTCTTCCCATTCAGCAAGAATAAGCCAACATCCAAGCGCACCTTTTGCTTTGCTTCGTGCGCCGAGTGCGATAGCAACACTGTCCTCACCTTCCACTATTGCCGTGGATCTGTACCCGGATGTGGCTGCCGTGGATCTGTACCCGGATGTGGCTGCCGTGGATTCGTTCCCGGATGTGGCTGCCGTGGATTCGTCCCCGGATGTGGCTGCCGTGGATTCGTTCCCGGATGTGGCTGCCGTGGATTCGTTCCCGGATGTGGCTGCCGTGGATTCGTCCCCGGATGTGGCTGCCGTGGATTCGTCAAAAGCTTTCTCTTTTATCTTCTCAACGTTAATGTGCTCTTTAATGTACTCCATACCCGCCTTTACAATGCCGATAAGATTAAGCTCCGTCTTAATCGTCAGCTTTTTGGCTACTCTTTTTGTATCAGAATCTTTTTCGTCCGTCACATTTTCAGCTTCAACAACCGCATATCTTGATTGATTTTCTGGCGAATAATAAGAAAATACATCAAACGGGTTTTCGCAAAAATGCAGCCCTTTGTTACATAACCTTGCTTCTGCTTCTTCATATGTTTTGCCCACTTCATACTGCATATCACGGCATTTCCAGTTTTTGTCAAACCCTTTATATCCTTTCATCGCTTGGCCTCCTGTTATTATCTGTAAACCCTTCCAGTTCGGATATTTTTAAGTACAATTCGTTCAATGACTTCAAACCCAGCTTCTTTGAAAATAGCTTTAGCCTGGTGAATTGCTGTCTCCATTCTGGCCGCATCCGCTTCATCTTGCTTCCGTTTTTCTTCCTGCCGGATTGTTTTGTATGCACCAGCATACGTCGGATCCATATATCCTTCTTCGTTCTTAATCATCGGCGTAGCCCTGCCAGTCTCTGATTTTGCCCTTTTACCAGTACTGCATATGGGTTCACCATTTCATAGATTCGACTTCCCAAGGCTTCATCTATATCGGTCATATCTTTCACCATGTATTCGCTACTGAACAGCGTTGTCAGGTGATTCAAGTATCTGGCGTTAATCAGATCAAAGACGACTTTCAGTTCTTCCCGGTCAATATCTACCAACTTCCCTTCCTGCACCTTTCCAGAAAACTTGAACAGGTCATCAATATACAGATTTTGGCAGGTCTTCCATTTATGCATGGCAGCATCATAATCTGTGCTATAGCTTCTAGATGCTTTTACCAGCTTTGGAACTTCCGCCCGGTAGGAAAAATAGTAGTGCGGTTCATGAAAGTGTTTTGTCAGCTCCTGGCACACGGCAATGCAGATGTGGGTCTTGCCCATACCGGATTTACCAAACAGTCCAAATCCAGGACCGTCCGGTTTATGCTCATGCAGATATTGGACAGCCAGGGCTTTCATCTTGCCGGCAACAGGGCTTCTATTGCCATCAAAGGTATCCAGGGTATATCGCTCGTAGTCTTGGGGAGAGATGCCCGACTGTTTGAGCCTCCGAGCTATCTGCCGCCGCTCCCAGCAATCAGGGCAATAGGCCATAGCTACAGTACCGTTTTCCTTCTCAACGGGTACCCATCCGCTGTTTCCACAACGTGTGCAGTTAATACCGTCCTTGGAAAGTTTTGTCGGTTCTGGCGCATAATGTTTTGCACTTAGCTTCAATTCACTGATGGTGTCCGCAATACTTTCGCTTACTGCTTCCATGTCTAATCACCTCTTTGTCAAAAAGGAATGTTATTTACCTCTTCCGGCGGGCTTTCACTTTTCTTGACGTACCGCCTATCATCGTTTTCTTCTTTCGGTTCATCATATCCGTCTTTCTGCCAACTTCGCAATATCCCGGAAATGTATCTGAGAGATCGTCGTTTTCTGAGTACAGCTCTGTCAATCGCCTTCAGACAAAGGTCCAAACCATAATCATCAAGAAGACTTGATAGCCTATCACCTTCCACACTGCCACTGATGGGTTTGATTTTCTCTTGATACGAAGCAAATAGTTTTTGTCTTTTCACGTCCGCCGATAGCGCGCTTTCTTTTTTTATTTTTTTATTTACGCTACCCTTACTCTTACCTAACTCTATCTCTAACCTAACCTTACCTGAGGTTCCATTTTGGATACAGGTTGGTTCCGTAGTGGTTCCATTTTGGATACAGGTTGGTTCCAGCAAGATATATTCGCCTTTATCATTGACATCAATCAGACGTGTTTCTTCACAATCTGTAGGTTTATATCGGTCTTTTTTGATGTAGTTATGAATTCTCCAATGTTTAATCACGATTGTTCCGCTATCAAAAAGGATAAGATATTGTTTCGCTATCAATAACTTCATATCGTCCTGTGATGCGCCCACAGTCCTCATAATGGTTTTCGCATTTTTCAAGAATCCGTCATCATCCGCACGCAGCAACAGTTGAAAATACAGGCATTGAGTACTTGTCGGCATATCAAGAAATACATCTGTATCAATGACAGACTTACTCATCATTCTTTTATCGGCCATTGTCTCCCTCCTTTCAACCAGAGATGAGGACGTACCGGCGGCTCGTATTTGTTTCCGCCGGTACTGTCCCTAATTCAATCCAGGAAGGATTATCCTGCATCTTTAAATAAATCACCCTGTGCACGTTCACCATCAATATATTTTTCAGCTTCGTCAATGACATCCTGCAGAGCGTTCAATGTTGAGTCTGCAAGAAATTTAGGATCATTATCATCCGTAGCTTTTAATGCTTCCTTCCGCGCAGGTGTGCTAATCGATACATATTCATCTGTCACCTGGATATAGAGATTGAATCCTATCTTGGCAGTCATAAGACCTAAATCGTCATAAGAGAATGTAACTTCATTCGGAACAATACGATCTTTCATCACATCGCCAATAAAGCACATGATAGCCGCTACATGAGCGGATAAAGTCTGAAAAGCATCATAGAATTCAGGGGCAGCTTTTTCCCCTGATTCCATGTAGAAGAATTCAGAAAAGCCCTCACGAGATTTATCGTAATTAATTTTGATTTTTCCTTTGGCTATCTTTACTTTGGTGATGATAATTGATTTTTTCCGATTCATGATTTCAGCCTCCATTATTCATTTAAAATTTTTTCATCTGCTGATTTATCAGCTGGGATAATTTCCCCGGTTTCCGGGTCTACATTCTGCGGCAAGGCTTCTACATCAATAGTCATTGTTTCATCTGGTTCATCTTCCATGTTGTCAGAAATATGAGATTTCACAGTTTCATCTGTAGCGACAGCGATGGGTGCGTATTTAAGAGCTTGTTTCAACACCGTCTTTTTGGCCATGCTATCAAAGTCCGTCTGCCACGGCCCGTTATGGAAGCTCTTAGATTTCTTTTGGGCAAATTCAAGCACATCCTCATAGCTCATAACTTCAAAGCCGTATCCACCGGTCTTGGTATGCCAGACCGCATAGTACATGGTGACAGAGCCGCGATTACTTTTCGCCGGGATATGCTTTAGCTTCGGTTCTAACCCAAGCTCATACTCAAATTCATCATTTTCATGAACTTCATGGGCCTGGATATCTTTAATTTCTCCAGACCGGTATGCCAAATCAAGAAGGCCCTTATAGCCTAACTGAAATTGGCAAGAATTCCCGTATGGTATCAGGTAAGCTTGTCCAATGGGAGTATTAGGTTCTAGCCCTAATTGAGCGGCCTGCATCATCGCCCCTAAAAAAGACTGTGGTGTGCACTGTTGGAGCTTCGGAGTGCTGGAAAGTGCGGTAAAAACCATTCGGGTAAAGCGTTCCGGGGTAATGACAGAAGGGAGTGCCTTCTTGATTTCCGGTTCCATGGCCTTGATAAGCCCTTTCAGGGACGTATCTTTTTGCTGCATTTCCTGCATCTGGGTATTTCTTTTTGTTAGCCCACCTTTGGTATTCATGATTACTTGTCCTCCTTAACTTCTTTAATAGAAAACCTTCGACTTGCCTTGCCGATTGAAATATATCCAGAATCCTTAAGCATCTGATAAACTTCAGGTGCTGCCTTCTTGACTTTGGACAGTGAGCAGGTTTCCCGTGGGCTGGTCAGCTTCCAGATCACTTGGAAAGAGCCAATGCGACCCATCTCTGCCTCTCCCAGCATTTCTTTCAGCCGGTTTTTATTCAGATCAATCTGCTCTTGCAGTCTATCCATGATTTCCGTATCGCTGTTGATGCTGGCAATTAGAGTATCTGCTTCTTCCGGAAGCATGATTTCTTCATCCCGACTGTCAGCATACCTGGCAGCCAGTGCCTGGGAGCAGGAAAGGGATCCATCGACCGGCGGAGCAGTCTTCGTCTGAACCAAATTCCAGAATTCTTTTTCAGCCTCAATGAGCGTCCGAATGTCTTCTTCATTCCGTTCAATCCGTTTCCACTTGCTGTCGTTTCCGCCTAGGAGGACGGCAATATACCAGTAATCCGCCCCGGTTACCGCCATGTAGTGTAAACATTGGCAATAATAAGCATCCGGGATTTCACCATCTTTCCATTTCCGGTACTGGCTACTTCCGGCAGTCTTAATTTCAAGTCCTGCATTCTCACCAACCACTGTGCGGTCTACGTTGGCCAGCATGAACGGATATTCCCTGTTCTGCAAGGTCCCCAGACGCATTACCTTTTTACCGGTCTCCTCCTGGAACCAATCAGCAATATTGGGCTCATTCTTGGAACCCCAGTAAACACGTTGATTTCCTGACAAGTCCGGTGGTTCTGCCTGCCCGGTCTTTTCCAGCCAAAGTTGATATGGGGACTTATAGGGGTTCAATCCCATAATGACAGCCGCATCACTGCCGCCAATTCCCATGTTTCTTACTTTTAGCCATTTTTTATGGTCTTCTGCATCTTTTACCGATAAAATCAAGTCGCAATTTGTATACGCCATTTCATTTCCCTCCAAAATTTGTTAAAATAGAGGCGGAATTGATGAGTAAAACTTTTCCACCTGCCTGCCGTTGGTTGCCTCCAGCGACAGGCTTTTTCTTTCTCATAAAGGTCATTATTTACTCTCCTTTACATAAACAATTAGTTTGGTGCCAGGCTGTACATTACCTACATCAGAAATATGGTTTGCTTGCATTGTTCGGTAAATCACACTCCTTACATCCTCCCGGTTATTGTTGATCTTGGAACAAATATCCCAGACGGTTTCCCCTTCATTGACAACTGTGTGGTATTCAATGTACTTCGGTTCGCTAAAGAGGATATCCCTGCAAGACGAGATGCTGACCGTTCCCAGTATGGCAGTTGCTACCAGTAGTCCGATTCTGCCCCATCTGTAATGTCGTTTCTTTCGAATCATCTTATTCACCTCGCACTCAAAAATTTATTGATGAAATATTCCTGCCCTTTCCCGGTTACAAGCGTTGTACGGGTCAGTCGTACGGATCCATCCGGATTATCAATGGCACGTTCTTTGACTTTAAACAGGCCTAACTCTCTCGCTTTTTGTGTCGGCATATTCCTGTCGGCACCGCTTTTCATCAGGTACCCATTATCCCGCATCCACTGGAAGAGTCGTTTCTGACCAATATCCACACCATTTTGATGAAGCAGCTTTGCAAGCATTCCAATCAGCATTCCGTCTTTGGAAACGTTTACAGCATTAGCAAAAGTGACTTTCGGGCGATCCGCTTCAATCTGCCGTTCTGCTGCCAGTCTCTTTTCTTTCTCTTCCTTGAGATTGGTCGCTAATTTTATCAGGAAATCGGGAGAAGTAATTGCTTTTTCAATCGTCTCTTCTGTCATGTATGCACCATGCTTACGGATAGCAGGGAGCACATCATTGGTCACCCAGCGTTTGAATCGCTTGGCTGTTGACAGCTTCGAACTGAGGATGAGGCTGTATAGCCCAGATTCATTGATGATGGTCATTACTTGAGTTCCGCCAAGGGAGCCCTGAATCGGGGCGTCCTTTTTATCCTCCATGTCAACATGTGTAGCAATGGCATTTCTTGCCTTTGAGTATCCAAGAATTTCTGCTACATCTTTCCCCACAAAATACGGTTCATTGTTAATCGTGATAGTCCGGATATCTCCAAACTCCGGATTATTGAAAATCTTTAAATCATTCATTTCCCTCACCCCCTTTCTCCTTCATCCACTGCTGGTATTCTTCCGAATGACTATAAACGTATTCTTTGATGTACCACATCAACGTATACATGCCGCTTACCTCCTTTTTTTACGCCCAGCTTCCCTGCTATAATCTATATAGAAAGGAGTGGTATTTATGATTCGTGAAATCCCAGTTAATAACATGGGTATTTTTTCTAACTATGAAATAGACGTCCCCACTAGCTGTCCGATATGTGGTGTGGCTTTCGACCCAAAACTAATCTCTGCAACCATTGCAGAAGGTGTTCACACCATGAGTAATAATCTTACAGTCACCTTCCAATGCACCAACTGCGATCACTTTTTCCACATTGATAGAAATGAAGATGGACCCGATCATATATTTCCCGTCATTGCTAAATTAGATTTGCTAAATGACATTACCCATGCTTATCCGGTGTTTGCTGAGATATATCGGCAATCATTACAAGCTCAAGCAGAAAATCTATATCACATTGCCGGAATGGGATACAGGAAAGCTGTTGAACAGCTTGTGAAGGATTACCTGACCCGAAAATTCCCGGAAAAATCAGATGCTATCAAGTCCGAATCATTGGGTGATTCAATAAAAAGAATCACTCTTCCATCAATCCAAGCACTTGCAAAAGCAAGTACATGGTTAGGAAATGATTATGTGCATCTGGTAAACAAGCATCCCGATTATGATATGGAAGAGATGAAGAAATTCATCAGGGCTCTTGCTGCATCTATTAATCAGGAAAATACTCTTCAGGAGGCTATGAAGTTCATAGCTGATCATCATTCGACCTGATTGTCCACGTTCCGATGAGCCGGCCGCTATCCGTCCAGAAATTAGCGATATGCCTTATCGGATCAGATTCTGTACCGGTTCCCTCAACACTATCCACCTCTATAACAGAAACTCTTTTAACTCTAAAAACCACATTGGTTGAAAATACGGACTTTTTCTTTTCCATCACTCACACCTCCTGCCTCCTCAATAAACGAATAAACTCGTTTTTATGGCCAAAAAAAATATTATCTTTAGAAATTTTATAAACCTTTGGAATTAACTGAATAAAGCTGTATGGAGCATCTGAACTATCCTCTTCAAGCTTGGCTAAAGTTTGATAATGCACGCCAAATAAGGCAGCTGCTTCTTTTTGCGAATATCCAATATTCTTTCTTGCTGCTTCTAGTGTGATTAGCATTTTATCACCTCCTTTATTCTGAATATCATGATAAACGAGTTTATTCGTTTTGTCAATAATAGATAACGTTTTTTTTCGTTTTTCATAATCTACAACTATTGCTATAAACGATTATATTCGTTATAATATACACAGCAGCTGAGAAAGAAGGTGACCAAATGCCCAGAAATAAACTATCCAAATTTGATAAAGAGCTCCGAGAACAAATATCAAAGAATTTAAAAAGATATACCGAGGGGCTGACACAGTATCAACTTTCAGATATGACAGGAATACCGGTTTCTACTTTATCTGGATATTTTGCTATGCGCTCAACACCGAATGCCGGTAACGTACAAAAAATAGCAGATGCCTTACATATAAAAAAATCCGATATAGATCCACGCTTCTCAGATAGCCTTCTAAACCAAGAAACAGAGATAACAGAACTTACCCAGAGGGATGAACGTGAAATAGAATCCGACCTAGAGGACATGATGAATTCTGTTTCTTCTGCAGCCTATGAGGGCGATGGTGATATAGAAGATATGGAAGCATTCAAAGCCACTATCAAGGCTGCCATGATGGTAGCAAAAAAGATTGCAAAGAAAAAATATACCCCTAAGAAATACCGGAAGGACTGAAACCTATGGATGTGCAGCGAAAAGTTGCCACTCTAATCCGTCGGTACAAAACAGACGATCCATTCCGGCTTGCTTCATATAAAAATATCCACATCATGTATGCGGACCTGGGCGGTAAATTTGGCAACTATCTCAAATATAAGCGTTCAAAATTTATTATCATTGACAATAAGCGGACACCAGAGTCACTGCTGCAATTTGTTTGTGCCCATGAACTCGGACATGCTCTTTGTACCCCGAATGATAATACCCAATGGCTGAAGACCTACACTATGAGTATCAACGCTGACCGTATAGAACATCTGGCAAATCAGTTTGCGGTGGAACTGCTGTTAAATGACGGATACATTGCGGAGCATGAAGGATTCTCTATCTACGCACTGGCAAATTGTAAAGGTGTACCACGTCAATTTATACAATTAAAGAAAACAGGAGGATAGATGATGACACCAAAGAAAATACTAATTATTGGTGGATGTGTATTGGTAATTGGTGCTATTGGTGGTATGCTTAACCCCAAACTAGCTCCACAGCCAAAGACGCAAAAGCAAGAAGCTATACAAGTTGGTGTAAAGGCCGGCATCGGTGATACGGAATCCCGTTGGGAAAAAGATTACGGCAATTTAGCAGGCCAGGATATGATAAAGAATGTTACGATAAATGGTTCTCATGTCACAGCCGTATTTGCTGATGATAAAGCTTTAAACATCACTATCGAAAAGAGGGATAAATACTATAAAAATAGTGCCATTGATGATATGCTCCCTTCTGACCGTACAGAAATAGAAAAGGTAAAAGATAAATCTGACCCTGCCGTAATCAAAGATCTTATCACCTATCATAGTGATATATTGGAAAAAGCTATCCCAGACACCAGAGGTAATTTCACTGTAATTGACGCTAGCGACGGATTAACGCAAGCATACATAAATACAGTTATTGATTGCACTCCAGAATTCAAACAGTAAGTATAAAATAAAAATTCCCTGCCATATCGCAAAATATGACAGGGGGTTGCAGCCGGTATTACCAGTACCGGGCTACGGTTATAATCCACCACTTCGGAGGCCGATTATGTTTGTATTATATCATGTTTGCCTCCCATTAGCATATGAGGAGGTATTATTTTTATGCAAAAAACAGATAAACTACCAGTAAAAGCCGTAATATATGCCCGGTATTCATCCGATCGACAGCGGGAAGAATCCATTGAGGGGCAGCTACGGGTATGTGAAGACTACGCCCGCCGGAATAACATCACCATTGTTCATACTTACGCAGACAGAGCCATGACCGGACGCTCTGATCAGCGGCCAGAGTTTCAGATGATGATTCGCGATGCGGCCACAATGTCCTTCGATATTGTCCTGGTATATAAACTCAATCGCTTTGCTAGAAATCGCTATGACAGTGCAAGATATAAGCACAAACTCAAGCAATATGGAGTTCGTGTCGTATCTGCCATGGAAAATATAGCAGATGATCCATCTGGGATCCTATTAGAATCTTTAATTGAAGGAATGGCAGAATACTACTCTGCAGAACTGGCTGAAAACGTCACGCGCGGCATGACGGAAAACGCCCTGGAAGGAAAATGGGCGGGCGGTATCGTCCCTTTAGGTTATAAATTGGATGAGAAACATCATCTTGTCATTGATGAACCCAAAGCGGCCATTGTCCGGCAGATCTATCAGCTGGCATTGGAGGGACATAATCAGAAATATATCATTGACGAGCTGAATAAACACCATTACACCAATTCAGCCGGCAGGCCATTCTCCTATAATACGCTGCGGGTTATTCTAAAAAATGAGAGATATACCGGTACATTCATCTGGCGGGATATTCGGAAAGAAAATGCTATTCCCGTTATCATTGACAAGATGACTTTTGAAGCTGTCCAGAAACACATGCAATTCAGAAAAAAGAATCATATCCGCTCATGTAGTAAAGATTTCCCCCTTACCGGAAAACTATTTTGTGGCCGATGCAGCAGTAAGATGGTCGGAGTATCCGGTACCTCAAAGCAAGGCGTACTGTACTACTATTATGCCTGCACCTCTCATCTGAAAAAGAAATGTCCGTCCAAAAATATCCGGCAGGATGCTCTGGAAAATCTCATATGTAAAATCACGACACAGATACTTTCTAAACCGGAAGCCATCAAAGCTATCGCAAAACAGGCCATGAAGATGCAGAAGGACAAAAAAGAATCACTGGAAATCCAATCTCTTCAAAACCAGATAGCAGACATTAATAAAAAGCTCAAAAATTGCATTCAGGCGGTCGAGAACGGCCTTATTTCTGAGACCATGACAAATCATATTAAAAATTATGAAAACCGCCTTCAGGGGTTAAAAGACGAGGTTTCCCGACAGAAATTACTGGAAGGAAGCATACATTTGACAGAGCAGCACATTGAATTTTTCTTCTACTCTATTTCCCAGAAATTAAAAACAGCGGACAAGTACAAGAGCATATTGCTCTCGTCTCTCGTCCGCTGTGTAATAGTGCATGAAAATTACATTGAAATTCAGTTCAATTATAAGAACGAACTCCCCATCTTACAGAATCCTGTGACGGTGGAGAGTTCGTATCTAAATCAAATGGTGACCCAGGGGGGCTTCGAACCCACGACCTACC